GTCTTAAAGGACAAAATCATAGAACACTATATATTCCACTTCCTGGAGATTCAGATACCAACAAGGTAGAGTTTAAGATGGATCCTGTAGAAAATGGAATTCAAGAGGCATCATTTAAAGAGTATCGTAAACAAAACAGAGATGATATTCTTGTTGCACATCAAGTTCCTCTTTCTAAAATTGGTGGTTCTGATTCAGCAGCCATCGCTGCAGCCCTATCTCAAGACCGCACATTTAAAGAGCAGGTTGCAAGACCAGCACAAAGAAATCTTGAGAAAATGATTAACAAGATTATAAGAGAAAAAACAGATATCTTGGAGTTTAAGTTTAACGAACTTACTCTTACAGATGAAATTGCTCAATCACAAATAATTGAAAGACTTGTTAAGACTCAGGTTATGCTACCAAATGAAGGTAGAGAACTTCTTGGTCTTCCACAGATTGAAGGCGGTAACGAGCCTTTCGATCCAAAACCTCAAGACACAGCAAATGATAATGCAGATAGACAAAGAGACACAGAAAGAACTAATAACCAGTCTGACGGACCAGCCACAGTAAGTGGAAGAAATCCAAAAGGCGAAGGTCGTAAAGTTGACGATGTGTCCGATATGTCCAAATAGTGATACTTCAATAAAAAAGGGTATATAATAGAATAACCATGATTATATCTAAAGCACACTGGAATTCAGAGGGAGATAATCTCCGACTTTCGATGCCTTTTAGTAAGGTAGATAAAGAGCGAAGAATCGTCTCAGGCTTTGCATCACTTGACAATATTGATAAGCAAGATGACATCGTAACAGCAGAAGCATCAATGGCAGCATTTGCAAAATTCCGTGGGAACATTAGAGAAATGCACCAACCACTAGCAGTTGGTAAGATGGTTAACTTTAAAGAAGACAAGTACTTTGATCCAGAATCAAAGAAGTTTTATAAGGGTGTTTTTGTCTCCGCATATGTTTCAAAAGGTGCACAAGATACTTGGGAAAAAGTTCTAGATGGAACGCTAACTGGTTTTTCTATTGGCGGAAGAATGAATAAGTGGGATGACGCATATGATGAAAAGTCAGACACACAAATTAGAGTTATTAAAGAATATGATTTAGTTGAGTTGAGTCTTGTAGATTCCCCAGCAAATCAATTTGCAAACATTGTATCTGTTGAAAAGGTAGACGGAGTAGATGTATTTAAGGGTGACGCAACAGTTTTAGAAAATGTTTTTTACGATAAAGCAAATGGTATAGTTTTGGCATCTGAGAATGAGTCAGAAACTAGTCCAATAAACGGTGAACAAATGGAAAATATAGGTTTCGTTGAAAAAACGGATAAAGAAAAAGTAACAATGATAAAATTCTTAGTTGATAGTGCTAAAGGCATTAATACTTCTAAGATTAACAAGGAGGTACAACCTATGACAGAAAAGACAGAAGCAGTTGCAGAAGTTCTTGAAACAGAAGCAGCAGTAGAAGTAGAAAAGTCAGAGGTCGCTCCAGAGGTTGATGCAGTAGTTGAAACAACTACAGAAGATGTTATTAAGGCTGATGAAGCCCCAGCATCTGAAGAGATTGCAAAGTCTGAAGAGACTTCTGCAGTTGACGTAGTTGAAGAAGTTACAGAAGTATCTAAATCAGATGAAGCAGTTGATTCAACTGTAGAAATCAAGAACACTCTAGAATCAGCCTTTAGCGATCTAGTTTCAAAGGTTAACTCATTGCAGGCAGAAGTAGAAATGCTTAAGTCTTCAAAGGTTGATGTTGAAACAGCAAAAAGTTCATTTGAAGCAGTTGCAAAAGATATTGCAACAGTATCAAGTGGATTCAATGAATTTGGTAAGCGTGTGGAACTTGTAGAGCAAGACACTGCTTTCCGAAAGTCTGGCGATCTCGGCGAGATAGTACAGAATCAACCTGAAACGGTTGAAAAATCCCTATGGGGCGGTAGTTTCCTCAAAACAGCCGACTTATTTAATTAATAAGTAAAAAATCACAGGAGGTGACAATATGTCGGAACAAAATATAGAAAAGAACCAACCTGGAACTTCAGGTAATCTTGGTGGAACAGCACCAGGACTGTATCAGGGACAAGGTGCATTCGCATCTGGATCTGAAGCAGGTTCAAACGTACCAGGTAATTACACCGATGGTGGTGTCTTGGGTAATATCCCAACAGCACTATCAGGAGTAACATCTGGACCAAATGCAGTTAACCCTTCAGGTGAGGCTGGATCAGGTATCCTACGCCCAGAGCAAGCACGTCGTTTTATTGACTACGTGTGGGATGCTACCATTCTCGCCCAAGATGGCCGTCGCGTTACAATGAGAGCCAATACAATGGAACTCGAAAAGGTAAACGTCGGAGAGCGTGTTATTCGTGCAGCAGCGCAAGCAGTTGGCGATTACACAAACGCAGGTGCAACATTCTCAAAGGTTGAATTGACTACAAAGAAGATTCGTCTTGACTGGGAAGTATCTGCAGAAGCACTAGAAGATAACATCGAAGGTGCAGCACTAGAAGATCACATTGTACGCTTGATGACAAACGCTTTCGGTAATGATATCGAAGACCTTGCAATCAACGGAACAGGAACAGGTTCAAACGCATTTACTTCAATCCTAAACGGTTTCGTAAACCGTGTAAAGACTGACGGAGATGCTCATGAGTCAGTTGTAACAGTCGCTAATAACGCCTGGACAACAGATGTAATGCAGAACATCATTCTTGCAATGCCACGCAAGTATCGTGCTATCAAGTCTAACTTGAAGTTCTATGCTGGTACAGATGCATTCCAGGGAATCGTTAAGAATAACGGTACCCTAGCAGACGCAGTTGCTGAAGCATTTGCTTCACAGGCTGGCGGAACTCCAACTAATCGTCAAGCATACCTTGACGGTGGAGCACAGACATTCGGTGGAGCACGTACAACACGTGTTCTCGGAATTGACGTACAGGAAGTTCCATACTACCCTGCAGGATATGTCGACTTGACATTCCCACAGAACCGTGTATGGGGATTCCAGCGTGACATCACTGTAAACCGTGAATACAAGCCAAAGAAGGACACTGTAGAATATACAGTCTTCGTTCGCTTCGGTATTCAATGGGAAGAACAAGATGCTGTCGCATTCGCTGATGCTGAATCAGATTCATAATCTGTAAACAGTTAAAAATTAGGGGGAGTGGGAGTTAATTCTCCTGCTCCCCTTACTACTTATAATGATATAATACTATTCAGGAGGAATAAAATGGAATATACAAATAATCCTACATCAGAAGAAGAAGTAGTTGAAACCCCAGTTGTTGAAGAAGCACCAGTTGTCGAAGAGACACCTATTGTTGAAGAAGCACCAGTCGTTGAGACTCCAGCAGAACCTGAAGTAGAGGCTCCAGCACCAGTTGTTGAAGAGCCAGTTAGCGCAATTACAACACCAACATACGATTCACACGTAGAAGAAGTTCCAGCACTTGGTCCAGTAGGAGATGGTGCAATAGGAGCAACTACAACAGTTCGTCAGCCACGCTCCGCAAAGAAAAAGGCTGAAGTATTAGTTTCTGAAAAGGTAGCAGTTTATTCAACGAAGAATGTTACTTGGTCAGAGGTAGGCAAGGTTTATCGTGGCTACAATATTGTTAGCAAGGATGCTTCTGAAAAGTGGCTCACTCGTTCACATATTCGTCTAGCAACGCCAGAAGAAGTTGCCAAGGAATTCGGTAAGTAATTCATGGAGATATTGAGAGTTCCGCCATACGACGACATTGTTGTAAATTTTGTTGTACCTTTAGGGTACGAAGATGCAGATATATACGCAAGAGTAACAGATATGGCGGACCTTTCAGTACAGGTTTTAGAATTTTTAGGATGGTCAACAGGAGACGATATAAACATTCAACTCCCTGGAAGATATGACAATAACTATAGAGTAGAGATTTACAATATTGGCGAGGGTGAAGAATTAATTCACGAAGAGTTCTATGAACTAATCCGACCATATGTAGATCCAAATACATTAGGAACAACTGCATCAGAGATTGCAGAATATAAAATTTTAGAATTAGTAGCAAGATCAATGATAGACACATTTGTGCCAGAAGGATTTTATAACAAAAAGATAACAGTAGTTGGAACTGGAAATGGCTCAGATTATTTTTCTTTATGGGAAAAGGTTTATAGAGTATTTAAGGTTTATGAGAATAACGTTTTAGTCTATGATAAATCAAACCCAGACCTTGGTGACTATCAGTATGCAATAACACCAGACAAGACTGCTATACAGAGAGTTCGTGCAGATGTTCTTGAGTTAAATAGGTATGAGTCAACAGCACAGAATCTACCAGTTGCAAGTGGAGATCTTGGTTACTATGGATATGAAGGAATATCTTTCCCATCAGGATATGACTACACATTTGTTGTAGACCACGGATATCTTAAAGTACCTGATGACGTAGAGTACGCAGCCAAACTATTGATAGAAGATCTTAAATGTGGTAAGTTAGATTACTACAAGAGATATATAACAGCCTACAACACAGATCAGTTTAGAATTCAGTTTGATAAGGCAATGCTTGGCGGTACTGGGAACTTCTTAGTTGATAAGATACTTGACAAATATGTTAAGACCATTGTCAAGCCAGGTGTGATTTAATGATATGCGAAGAGCCAGACTTTACTTTTCCAATGCTTGCAGATGTTTACCATCCCATAGTTGAGCAAGGAGTTTATGGTAATGTTCAAAAGACATGGATTTTAGATAGAACAATTGCTTGTTCTTTTTCATCAGCAGGCGGAGCATTTAAGGAAGAACTAACTCCTAATGTCAATATTACAGAAGAAAAACTTTTAATTGGCAGAGTAAAGACTGACATAAGAATGTCAAACCTTGAAGCCAAAAACTCGGTTACAAATGTAATTATTACAAACATCAGAGATAAAAACTGTAAAGACATATACCTAGAAACCTCTGGGCCAAGAACAGGAAAGTCAACTATCTTTGAAATTGCTACACAGGACCCTTTCGTAGGTCCTTTTGGATCTGTAGAATACTACAAACTAATAATTAGAAGGTCTGAAAACCAGGGGGTGGATGTATGATAAACGCTAGATTTGACAATAAAAAATTTAAAAAGCAAATGAAAAACATTATTGATTACTCAACTGGATTTACTGAGGGAATACAAAACGGAAAATCAGAATTCTTAAAACTTTTGGGAACAGATGTATCAGAGATAGCCTCTCAGTTCATTGATACAAATGCAAGAGTTTCTCCAGAAACATTACACCACGTTTATGAGTGGTACAAAAGCGGAAGCCCAGAAGCAAGATTATTTGACATAGACTATACTGTTAGCAATATAGGTTTATCCTTTATATCAAACTTTAGGCAATCTTCAACTGTAAGCCAGGGATCAACAGAGCCATTTCGTAATAAGGCAGACATAATGGAAAATGGAACCAAGGTAGTTATAAGACCACGCTCTGCAGATGCTTTAAGGTTTGAGGTAGACGGAGAAGTTGTTTATACAAAAAAACCAGTGGTTATTGAAAATCCAGGAGGAAATACCCAGGGCGAATTTGAAAAAGCCTTTGATATGTTCTTTGGCAGATACTTTACACAAGCATTTTTACAGAGCAGCAATCTAAAACAATACTTTGAAAATCCAATTATGTATAAGAAAAATTTAAGAAAAGGAATGCGTAGTGGTAGATCTACTGGCTTATCTACAGGATATAGATGGGTTGTTAACGCAAAGGTGGCTGGATAATGGCAGAACCAACATCAACTTTAAACACTCCAGTTTTATGGATTAATAAATATCTTCAAGAAAAAATAGAGCAGTTATCAGATTTTGGACCTGTTCCTTTTTTTCCTACTGGTCCATCAACCTTAGAGACTCTTCAAACTCAGTTTCCAGAAGGCGGAACAATGGCAGTGTATGACAGAATGTTTAGAATGCGTAGAGGAGCCTTTCCACATATAAAGTCTGAGCAGGTTTTGTATTATTTTTATGCAACTGGATCAAATCCAATATTAAAGATGATTCAAATTCAAGAAGCAGTACTTAGACTTTTAGACAGAGGAGATGAAAGTGCCCAAGATATTAATAGTTGGACTAAGGGCAAAACCTTTGACGGGATGACCTGTAGGTTCTATTTTCATGATTTTAAAATTTATCAATTAGAAGAGGCAAGAGATATAGTCGACTTTGGAACAGCCCGAACTTACGCGGGTAACAAGATAATTATTGACTACGACTACCATCAACAACAAGACATAATTGATTCAGTAAATGCATAAAAAAGGGCTGTATAATTAATCTTGAGGAAACAAGCCCTTTTAATCCAAAAGAAAAAAAAGAGGTGAAATAAATGGCATATACACGTGGTAGCAGCAACAATATTATTGTTGGAGCAGCAGCCCTCT